CAGAGGAAACAATCACAATTAATCCAAAAAAAGTAAGACCAATAGAGATCCAAAATCTGGCTAGATTAATGATTTTCACTAATAAACCAAACCCTATAAAAATAGATGTTAATTCAAAAGATCGACGATATTGTGTATTTGAAACAAGTGACAAATTTCTAGATAAAAAGTATGGTACTAAATTTTGGAGTGGTTTGATAGATCATTTCAATAAACCTGAATTTATAGCTTGTTTATATGATTATCTAAATAATACTGATATTACTAATTGGAAGTGGAAGGAAGAGCGACCAATTACTGAAGCGTATAAAGTAATGTGTAAATTATTCACACCTGTTGAAGCTCTATTTTTTGAGTATTTTATAGAAGTTTTAAAACCAAAAATACTCGATGATGATAATAATTTAATAGAAGAAGATGAATGGACAACAGAAATAATTAAATCAAACAAAGAAGTATATGATGAATATATTAAATTTTGTAAGTCTAACGGATTTACAAATGAAAAAACATATCAACCATCGATAAGTAAATTTAATAATAAAATAACAGAACTAAATATTCCTCATAAATTGGTTAAATCTCAAGGGCACACAACATTTAGATATACACCAAAAGAAATATATGATTATATACTATTTCGTGAATGGATAAATAGAGATGTAAATGATCCTCATGTTGTCATAGTAGATGAAAAAGGAGAAGAATTCATTTTTGAAACATAATTAAATTTATATTAAATATTTAATATAAAAAACTATTTAAACAATAATTATATATTATTATTTAAATAATGGCAGAAATAGAACAACAAGAAATAAAATTTAATAGAACAGAATATATAAAAAACTATATGAGAGATTATATAAAAAAACAACCAAAAATAAAGTGTGATATTTGTGATCGTAATTATAATAAACACCAGAAATATTTACATAATAAACAAAAGCACCATATAATACAATTATTAATAAAAGAAAATTTAGAACTAAAAAATAATATTTAATATAAAACATATTTAAACAATAAATATATATTGTTTAATTATAGTATGGAACAACAAAAGAAAAGAACTGATTATATGAGAAATTATATGAAAGAATATATTAAAAAACAGGATAAAATTATTTGTAATGATTGTAATGGCGTATTTTTAAAACATAGGAAATATATTCACGACCAAGGAAAGAAACATATATATATAAGTAATCTAAAAAAACAACAACAATAAACTATTCTTTAGCATATACAGATAAAGCTTCGTTTAATGAATGACCCATTTTATTCGCTAGTTCTTTCATTTCTGGAATATTATATAAAGTTGATATTTTCATCTTTCTATTTAGACTTAATGAAATTTTTTTATTTATACTATCGGCTAAATGACTATATATTACTGATAGACGATTAGGTGTCAGTGCTGCTGCGTAATCATTTAATAAAAACCAATTAGAATTATTGAATTTATCAACTTCTTTTTTATAATCTAATAATAATTTATATAAATTATCATTAATTTTTATAATTTTAGATCCATAAGTGTTCTGGGTTTTATATTGATTAAGATGATATTCTGCTGTACTATCTTTTTTATCTAATACAATATAATTATATTCATCTGACAATGGCTTTTTAGTTTTAAATAAAATTTTAGCATTAGCTAGATCAGCTCTAGATGGTATATCCTCATATAACATGAATATTACATAATCGCGTAATTTATTTAAATCATAAATAGTACTAATTTTTTTTGGTACATTATTTTTTAAGTTTTCTTTGACTTGTTCTGTTTCTTCAGGTGTAAGCCAGTTTTTTTCTTCTTTTTCAGTTTTTTCATTTGTTGACAATGCTTCTTTAATTTCTTTATTATTTTTATCAATTTCTTCTGTATATTTTTCTATTGCCTTTTTAATTTGTTCTATTGGCGATAAATCAAATATTATTTTTAAAAAAACTATTAAAGACGCTAATTTGGTCTTTTTGCTATTAGCGTTTATATAATTATCATTAATTGATTTAATGACTTTATTTGGATTTGTATATAATACATTAATATTATTAGATTTAAGAAGCTCAAGAACTTTAATTATGCATGATGAATAAGTTTTTACACTTAAAGAGCTAAGCTCTGGTCGATTATCTTTAAATATTTTATAAATTTCAGACATAAATTATAATATATATATTTATATATATATTATTTTTAAAAAAAAATAAAATATATTCTAATTATATATATTATCATGAAACACTTCCCTGTTGCTAGGTTTGGAAATAAACAAAATGATATAAAATATTTTGATAAATATTTACCTAAACAAGACGATATAAAGACAGTCGCAGAACCTTTTGCTGGGACTTTCGCTGTAATAAGAAATAAATTTTTTAATGTAGATAAAATATTATGTGCTGATAATGATTTAAAATTTCAAGAACGACTAAAAAATATTTTTAATGATCTTGAAGATTATACAAAAGACAAGAAAAGAATAAATAATATTATAGATGAAAAAAATAGACGATTAAATAGTAAAGAAATAAATGAACTATTATTAGATAGTAAATATTTTATTAAAGAAGATTATAATAATCATGGTATTATTAGAAAATTAAGTGAAAAATATGATTATACAGATCTAAAAATAGTTTTTGATCGTATAAGATGGTTTGATGATTATAAAGAAGTAATGGAACAATTAAAAGATGATGAGAATGCCTTTATATTTCTAGATCCGCCTTATTTTATGAGCCATAATAAAGAATATTTTGGTATTAAACTAAATGAAAATGACGAAATTAAAGATAATACTGCCTTTTATGTAGATATATTAAACTATTTCAAAAAATCAAAATGTAAGATCATGATGATTGTGAATAAGACCGAAATAATGAAATATTTATTTAATGATTATTATAGGGATGAATACTCCATATTATATAATGTAAGTAAAAATAGAGAGAAAGCCATGATATTAACTAATTATACTATTGAAAATCAATAAATTTATTATATAGACGAATAAAAATTAATTTTTATTTATTTAAACAATAAATATAATTGTTAAATGCCCATTTTCATCATATAGAACGATATAATTTATATATATTAGAATGTATAATTATATACATTTGTGGGTGAGACCAACTAAATGCTTATCTCATATTAAATATATATATATTTATTTATATAATTCATATAATAATTATCAATCATCGTTCATATAGTCCGACCAATCATTAGAACGACTTAATTTATCTTTTAATTGTTTAATTATAGTCTTTTGTTCGTCTATTTGTTTATTAAGATGATAAAAATGAATGAAACTAAAAGATAATAAAAAGAATATTTTATCTAACATATAATAATATATATATATTATATTATTATATATTATGTTTATTAGAAGGATTAAAAATTTTGAATTCGTCGCGCCTTCTAAAAAGAAATTAAAAAAATACGATGTATATTCATCTAAAACTGGCGAATATATCACATCGTTTGGCGCTATTCGTCCATCAGGAGAACCGATGGAACAGTATTTTGATAAAATTGGTTATTATGAAGATTACGATCATAATGATAAAGAAAGAAGAAGATTATATAGACTAAGACATAACAAAGATAATATAAAAGACAAAAATTCAGCAGCCTATTTTAGCTGGTTTTATTTATGGTAGAGGAACATCACCATTAATAAAGTTCATTTGAAGTGATGCTTCATTTATTATAATTGTGAAGTTTTGGCTCGCCGAAGCACCAATTCCAGCTATTACTTGAATATAATCCCCTTTTTTCATATTAAAAAATTTAGATATAGAAGAGCTAGATCTGGCACCAACAGCGCCGATAGTATTTCCACCATTATAGCGTATAATACTATCTACAGAAAAAGACTGAAGAACATTATTTATATCGTAATGTTGAATTCTAAAAAATATTTCAATATCATCTATAAAAAAGGCAGGTTCTGATACAACTAATACAAAATTACAATTTACGCTATATATACCTGTAATAGTTGGTCTAAATTGAGTAGAGTCTGGTGAAATAATTATTGTATCATTGGTTAATGGTTCGGGCTCATTCCATATAATAGCAAAAGGAGACTGTCCTTCATTTATAGACTGGCTTATATTACTATTTATAGATATATAACCACCTTTAATATTTATTTTATTGACTGTTATGCTATTACCATAATAATCCAATATATCATTGTTTCTATCTAAAATATTTCTAAAATCCATATTATATATATATAATACACTTATATATAATATTTTTATTAAGTACCAATAGTAATATTATTATTAATATAATTTATATGTTTTTTACTTTTAAAATGTTCTGCGCGATGGTCCATTGTATAAGATCCAGAACAGACGCATCTATGCTTCATTGAATTGTACCCTCTTTTCCATCCTTGAAAGTATTCCTTATAATCATTTTTATATTCTTTATTTGTTCTTGTTGGTATATTCTTATTTACACATATATTTTTATTTTGTTCTATATGGAACCTTTCGCGAGCGTGTAATTCTTTCTTATTATTACAATTAAAATTTTCTATTAAATTAATTGAAACATTTCCTAATTCAAAAATTTTATAAGAAGTACAAAATTTATTTTTTTTATTATTAGACCATAATCTAAACTTTTTATTGTGACTCGCAAATCTACGAGATATATATTTTTCAATACTTGAACCAATATATATTTTATCAGTGTTTAAACTAATTATTTTATAAATTTTAGCATTATTATATCTATTAATTGTATTATCCATATAATAGATATATATAAATATATGTTTAAATATGTTTAATATATTTTTTAATTAATTATTTAATACATATTTAAGCAAATCTAAGTGACTGCTTTTTAGAACGAGAACGAGAACGACTGCGAGCACCGCCAGACATAGCACCGGCAGACATAGCACCAGCGCTAACTAATGGCTTATTAGCTTCGAAATCTTTCATGTGAGCTCTAATCATTCTAGCTCGCTTGGTTTTACCTTTTCCTCTATGATGCGCCATGTACTTATGTAATTTACCATGAAGACCGAAGCCCATCAAATCGTGATTTACAACTTGAGAATAATGAGCGGTAGGAGCTTGGCGTGTAGCATGAGCACAATCTAATGGAGTAAGAGGAGCTTGGATCAATTTGGACGAATTGACACCACTAATTTGTAGAAGTGAAGGATAAACGAAGACATAATAGAGGGATAGCTGATTATTTGTCAAAGAATAAATATTTTTAACACCAATATTAGCTTGAAACAAAAATTTATAATTGGTACCAGCTGATAATTGATCGCTTCCATTATACAACTTAAGATCAGTGTCAAAATTCAATTTAAGCACTGCACCTTGTCCTGCTGTATAAGTAGGAGGATCAGAAGATTGAACCAAAGGAAGACCAGACCAAGGCATAAATGAACTTTCAAGACCATTTTGGACGCACATTTTCCACAATGTTTGAGGGCTTGATTGATTGAGCATGTTTCTTCCTGCAATTTGAACATTACATTGATTAATAGCACAAAAAGTGTCTGTGAGCTGAGATCCATGAGCGAAGCTGCCAGTATTGAGCAGCAAACTTTGAGATGTATAATTTGACATAGGATGACATGCGAAAATAAGAACATAAGACGGTACAGTATCCAAAGTAACAGATGGACCTGAAACAATTTTAAAGCCTTCAGCCGGCGATTGGTTAAATTGTAGAGCATAACGGTCTAACATTTGAATATTATAATTGACTACACTTGGAACAACAGCCATGTCTAATAAATTATAAGTTGTAAATTCAATAATTGGAGCGGGTACTCCACTGTTAGGACCAATTAAAGGCTGAATATTAGTGATAGAAAGACGATCGCCGAGAGCATCGCGAGCGAAAGAAAGGCACCTAGTGTTCAAGTTCTGCATCTGTAAGTTAAGCACTAAGTTGTCAATATGACTGAAAGCAGGTCCAGCTGGTCCATGAACACTGATATTAGTCAGTAAAGGAGATAGAAGAACAGCGAAACGAAAATTTACAAGAATAGAAGCAGACACAGCAGTATTAGATAGAATTGTTATATCATAAGCAGCGCGCCCAAGATATGGACCGAAGCCGTTACGATAAATTGATAGAACATTACGAAGCCCACCCACATTATCGTCATAATTACATGCATTATCGAAAACTTGACTATCAAAATTTTCAAAATATTTGGCCCAGCCCATAGGCGCAGATTGTTCCAGAGCTGACACTAAAATTCCGTTATCACTTGGCACTGAATATGATGCAGTAGAAGCCACCGAAATTGTAGCTGTATTAATAGCTTTTGACATAGCATTTGAACGGACGCCCCACTGTCCATCCTGTAATAGTTTATTACCAGATGTACGAGAACCTGAAATATTAAATTGTACTGGAACTGTCGCGACTACAACACGATCTAAAATTTGGCTGTCTGCATTAGATAATTGAACTTTACAATTTAAAAGAGATTCGGAATAATTGGATAGTGTAACGACTTGAAAATATGCATTTTCAACGGAAGTCTTCTGGACTAGATAAGATGGTTTAGTGCTATAATCTGCTAGTGGATCAATTACTGAACTAAGCGGAATAGATCCCATTGGTACATTACTCATATTATATATATAATTCTATATATATAATATTTTTTCTAAAAATTAAATTATTTATTGTAATCTATATATTTATAATAACATTGAAGACTTTTTATAAAATACAATTTTAATTAAATTACTTGTATTACCATATGATACTATATTATGATTATTATTATATATATCTTTCCAGAGGATAGTGATCGTGAAATTTTTGATAGGCGGACCACTTTTAAGACCTACAAGACGAGACTCAGCTATTGATGATACAGAATATTGGATTATATTGCCAGTTTTGGCGAATGTATCAGCATCAACCATGATATCAAAAAAGATCGGTTCTTGAGGCTTTTGTGAGTAATTGCTCGAATTAATAGCTTGAAATGATTGGTCAGTAGATACAATATCATATTCCAGTTTGGTTGGTAAATCAATATAACAAACAAGACGAGAAACAGGGCACCATATATTAAAAGCGTTCTGGCTTGCTTGCATTGTAAAATAATCATTTGTAGGTATATTATTATTAAAAAGATTGAAAGCTTGCATCATAACAATAGCAGCAGGATCTGGTCTTAATCCTGAACTAATATAAGAATAAGGACAATTAAAAAGGTCTGCACCGACATTATCCTGAAACATTTTTATTATTGGTTTAGCTGTTGTTGGGTTCTGATCGAAGTAATCCTTATAAAAAACTAAACTAAATAATAATGTATTTACATCAAAAATATAATAAGGCGGGTGATCGTCTATTGTTATACCAAACCCGGCACAATCGGCTCGAAAATTTTGAAAAATAAAATTTATACTATCATTAAATATTTTTAGCATCTGTGAGACATTATAAACACTATAATATAAAAGAATATCATCATTATTAAATGTTTGACCTGCAGCGCCAACTGATGGCGGCGTATAACCTATATATTGGCTTTGATATATGACTGACCCTATTGTTTTAACTATTATAACGCCGACTGCGTTTGTATATGAAAAAGTTATTTTAAAAGGGCTTAAATCAGGATCTGGCTGATTTGGAACAATTGGAAAAAGATATAAAGGGATACTTTCAGTATGTATTTTAAGACGATTTAAAGAAATATAATATTGTTCTGGATTGTAAATTATACTATCGTCACTAATACAAGTAAAACGACTTAATTGA